TGTAGGAATAAACTCGTTATCAACAATAGCAAGATATGTGTGAAAGAAAAATTTGCTATCGTTTGATGTAAACATTTCCAATGGAATAATTTTTTTAATTGGTGGAGTTTTACCAACTTCTTCTTGTATTTCACGCTCTAATGCTTTCCACGGAGTTTCGTTTCCTTCGGCCATTCCACCAACAAGTCCCCACTGACCTGCTGTTTTAGTTTTGGTGCGTTCTAAGAATAAGAATCGTTTGGTATTACGTGCATAAAATAACGCACCTGAACAAACAATATTACGGTTTTTTAAAGTACTAGTCTCCATGATCCTTTTAGATATTCACCTTCATAACTTTTTAACCAGGTACCAGCACTATTTGTATACTTGTACTGTACGCCTGTATATGTATTAGTTATGTAGACAGGATCTTGTGCCTGGCTAGAATCGGCACGTTCGTCATTTGCACTTGAATCAAAAGTTATTTCCCAATTTGAGCCATTCCAGGTAATAATATCATTAGCACCTGCTTGTAATACTGTGCCATCAGCATTTTGCCAAGCATTCATATTAGCATCACTGCTATCATTTTTAAGATGTTGATGTATATCATTTAAGATTAAGTATCTTGTACCTGCTGTTAAAGAATTGCTGTTAGGATTAAACGTTAAAGGATCAATGATAGCATCTACTGTACCTCTACTAGCAATGCTGTCGCTTAAAATTGTATTTTCGGGGACTGTATCACTATCAAAACTTAAAACTATTTGTGAATCATCTGTTGGATTTACACTTGCAGTTGCTACAATTTCACTACCGTCTTCTTTTGCTAATCTTACAGTTGATAAACCTGCTCGAAATTTACCCGGATATTGATCCAACAGTTTATACCAACTTACCGCTTCTCCGGTTCTAGTAAACTCTCCTGCTGTTGGTTCATTTACACCTTCTCCTGGAGAAAGCAATTTAGCAGTATTGTTTAGCACCAACAATCCAAAATTTCCTGGTGTAACATTAACTGTTGCAATAGGATCAGCCGCATCTATAATACCATCACTAATGCTTCCTGTTTCGTCAAACACGCTCATTACAATTTTTTCAATTACTCCCAACTGCTTAATCTTAGCAGGTGGAGTTAACCATATAGGCATTGTAAATGTTAGTTCACCAATATCAATTTCTGTATCAACACCCTGAGGAATAGTTCTTGTGCTAAAGTTAACATTTGCTAATTCGATTAAACTTAAACTAGTCCAATCAATATAGTTTGCTGTACTTTGTATTTCTAAACTAGGATTGAATAGTACAAGCATCTGTTCCATTAATTGTAATTTTTGATCTGTATTTGTTGACCAAACATCACATTTCATTTGCAAATTAAATGGTACAGGCATTAACCTTTCTACGGTATAGCCAGGTCCTTGTCCATCGGTATATTGCTGTGTTGTTTCGTCAAAATCTCTTTCACGTAAATGAATCTTTGAAACGTGTGTTGGATTTTGTACTCTATCTCTAGCGTAATCTAATCCTGTAATATAACAACTCACCCTTGGAGCACTAATAACTTTGTTTTCTGAATTGTCTCTAATGATATGTGCAACTTGACGTGTTAGATTACCATAGGTTGCTGGAACTTTTCGTAGTGTTCCTGCACTATCCTTGTAACTAAAGTTACTCATAACACGAATAAACTGTGTTACAAATCTTCTAATCTGTCCATCATAAAAATGTTGCATTACTGTTTAACCTTTGTATTCTTATCGTTGTAACGTCTTGGATTATTATGTGCTGGAGCATAATAAGTTTTACCTTTTTTTGTAATCTTCTTTAGTCCTACAACTTTTTCTGTTCCGTCTATTGGTATACCCCAAAACTCACGCAGTCTCATTAATTATCCGCCTTAGGTTTAAGTGCCTGTGACAATGATTGCTTTTCATCAACCGTTTTGCCACCAATTGTGTTAGTATTGGTGTTATTAACAAACGTTCCAACTTGACTTTTAGCATTGTCGCTTGTTGCAGGTTCAACCCTTAAATTATCTTCAAATTTAACCCAACGTTTTCCGTTATATCTAAACAATCTGTTAGGAAAATAATCTGTTCTCAAATAAAATTCTCCTTCTGTAGCACTTTGAGGGAATTGAGCACCAAACCCGTATGGCGCACCGTTTGGTGGAACACCATCGTCTGTAAGATAGCCAACATAAAAGTTTTGTGTTGGGGTTTTTAATGTAGGTCTACTTGAACCATCATCATTAATAGCAACATTTCCTTCTGCATCAGTTGGAACAACAAAGTATTGTTTAGTTTCATATCCTGCTTTTACAGGAGTATTAGCATCGCCTGTGATATCTTCGTTTGCTTGATTAAGAATTGCTTGATTAATTTGCATTTCTTTTTCGTATGTACTAAGAACATCTCTAACAGTGCTACCTGTTCCTTCGCCTGAATCCTTATCAAATATTTCTTTAAATTCTTGGCTGTCCATAATTGGTTTACACTTACATCTATATAAGTGAGGATACCAAGTTTGACTAAATCCTTCAGCACTTCTGTTTACGTCTTCAATTACATAATATCTTTTTAGTGCTACTTTGAAATCGTTTAATGCATATTCGTCTTTTAAATGGGGTAGTTCTAACACATCGCCGCTCATTAGTTTTCTTCCCAATGCTTCTACGCTTGAATTAATATGGAAAGTAACAAATATAGTATCATTCTGCAAAAACATACCGAATTGACTTAGATCAAAATCTAAATCCTGTACGTTGTAAATTCCTCTAATAACATACACATCGTCAGAATACTTTCTATCTCTGTTTTCTAAAAACAGTAGATCTTGGATTTTTGTTTCCGGTATATCATTTGTACCGTAAGGTTGGCTAGGAGTACTTTTATCCACTCCGGGATCAACCGGACCTAAATACTTGTGTATGAATATATCTGTACCGCCAACCTGAAACGCTTCATTCACGTTCTTGTCAATAAAGCGATAATCAGCGGATTTCTCTGGTTTATATAAACTTAATCTTGGCATCGTAATAGTATTTATTGAATAAATATGTTTAACAAAGGAAACTTATATGAGTGATCTAGACAACAAAAAGCAACAAATTTTTAACTATGTCCGCACCATGCTAGGTGATGGCATGATTGATGTCGAACTTGATCCAAATCATTACGAAGTAGCACTTGAAAAAGCATTGGGCAAATACAGACAACGTGCTGAAAATGCAGTTGAAGAATCCTATGCTATATTAGAATTACAAGAAGATACTAATGATTACATTCTTCCAAACGAAGTAATGGAAGTTAGAGAACTATTTAGACGCTCAATTGGATCTAGATCTGGAGGCGGTGATGGTGGTACATTATTTGAGCCATTCAACTTAGCCTACACAAACACATACTTGCTAAGTTCTACGCAGATGGGAGGACTTTCAACTTACTATGCTTTTGCTGGATACCAAGAGTTAGTGGGTAGAATGTTTGGATCATTTATTAACTTTAAATTTGATCCTGTTAGCAAGAAGTTAACAATTATGCAACGTCCTAGATCAGACGAACAAATTCTTATGCAAATCTACAATCAACGTCCGGACTTTAATCTATTAAGTGATCCTTATGCCGGACAATGGTTAAAAGATTACACATTGGCGGTGAGCAAATACATGCTTGGAGAAGCAAGAGGCAAGTTTGCTACAATATCTACACCGCAGGGTGGCACATCACTAAATGGCGATGCACTCAAAGCAGACGCTACAGCCGAAATGGAGAAACTGGAATTAGAATTGGCAAATTATGTTGATGGTAGTAAACCATTATCATTCGTAATTGGCTAGATCTTGCTTGACATTCCATATTAATGACTATACAATTAGAAGATGCTTTTAAGAATAAAGGATCTTTTATGATAATCGGTATTTGTGGATTGATTGGTTCAGGTAAAGGAACCGTTGCAGATTTCTTGGTAGAGCAACGTGGCTTTACAAAAATATCATTTGCAGATAAACTTAAAGATGGTGTTGCTAGTGTATTTGGCTGGGATCGCGAAATGCTGGAAGGTAACACAGACGATTCACGCACTTGGCGTGAAAAGGTGGATCCTTATTGGAGCACAGAAACAGGACACCCTATTACACCTAGACTGGTGCTACAACTGTTTGGTACAGATTGTATGCGTAACGGGTTCTACGATGGTATATGGGTTAGTTTAGTTAAAAAGCAACTGCTTGAAAATCCTGATTCAAACTTTGTTATTCCTGATGTACGCTTT